TGATTTTATCGGTGACAGCCTTGCGGCCTCTCTGGCCGCAAAGTCAGATGCTTTCCTAGAACGTGTTATTCCAAGCGGGAGTTAACCCCGCTTTTTGGCCCGCTGAGCCTGCGCGATGTTATCCACCGCGTTCGGATAGGGTCGGCCTGCCTTTTCAGCACGGCGCTTGGCTGCCGCTTTGTCTTGCGGACTAAGCGCCGTGGATCGCTTGCGGGGGTTCTTCTTTTCCCAAAGTGGCTTGTCCATCACTTCTTCCCCTTTTTATCAGCGGCTTCCATTTGCCGCACCAACTTACCAGACCACGCTTCGCCAGCACGCCCGCCCCAAAGATTGATAGCGATTGCTCGCGCACTAGGGCCACCATCGGCTGGTTTAGCTTGCGGCGCATTGCCGTGCCGGTCAAAAAAGGCTTTCATACGTTTAGCCGTTTCGGGCGAAATATCCTTGCCTGCGGCCAATGTGGCAGCGCGGGCCACGCCAGAGCCAATGCCCTGCTTGCCTGCTTCTGCGGTAGTCAGGCCACCGCGCCCATACTTACGGCGCTGTTCGAGCCCACGCTCAGCAGCGCTCTGCACGCCTTGCGGCGGCGTAAAATCAATTTTCTCATACTTCTTCGGCGGAGCCATGGCTTTTCCCTCATAAGGGTGTTGCATTTACCGTATACAATGATCTAGGCACTAATAGTCAACCGTGCGGCTGAGCCGCGCCCGTATATCGCATCGGTTAACTGCGATCTCCTGTGGAGAGTTTTCAACATGTTTATCCGGTCCCTTCAGAACCAAATGAATTATAATGCAGAAGGCGGTGGCGGTGCCCCCGATATTGCGGCTCTGGTTGCCGCTGAAGTGGTAAAGGCCACTCAAGGTCTTAAGTCAAAGAACGACGAACTTCTGAACGAGGTTAAGGCCGAGCGCGAAAAGCGCAAGGCGTATGAAGTTCAGATTCAGAGCATGGGCAATCAAGAAGACAACAACAAGGCCCGCGAACTTATGGAGCGTATGCAGGCCGATGCGGACCTTCGCATGATTGTGGAGGGTGGCAAGGCAGCGTTTGAGGACGTGCTTACTCGCCGCACTAAGTCCGTGGTCGGGGCTGAACGCGCCGCCAAAGAAGCCGCAGAGCGGGCAGCGCAGGAAGCCGCCGCACGGGCAGACGCCGCGCAAAACCGTTGGCGCTCTGAGCGGCTGAACTTTGAAGTGACTTCCGCCGTCAGCAAGGCCAAGGCACTACCGGAGGCCGCCGAATATATCCGTATCAAGGCCGAGCAGATGTTCCACCTTGACGATGAAACGGGCAAGCCTGCTTTGCGAGAAGGCGTTGACGTGATCGACCGCAGTGGTAATCCTCATACGCTCGATACGTGGGTGGAGTCGCTACGCGATACCAACCCGTTCTTCTTCGGCATCCCCTCTGGCGGTGGCGCTGGTGGGGGCAATGGCCGAGGCGGCGACCGCGCTCCGGTTAGGATTAACGCCACTGACGCCAAGGCAATCAGCGGCAATCTTGAAGCGATTGCGTCTGGCAAGGCAGTGGTCGCGTAAGCAAAAACAGATACCTACGGGGCCTAAAACCCCGTAGGTATTGACTTTGTAGTTTACTTTACCATAAGAAAAGAGCGTTTACATTTCTTGCCCTTGTGGGGTCGAAATTAATTCCCGCCTCCCTTGTGGGTTGTGCGCGGTTCGCGGAATCCTTCGGGTTTCAACGGCGGGAGTGCCGGTAAACCCTATAAGCACAGGAGATTACTATGCCCAATAGTTTGTCAAACCTCATTCCCCGGCTTCTCGCTCGTGGTCTTCTTGCTCTACGCGAGCAGGCGATCATGCCGCGCCTAGTCAACCTTGATTATTCGTCTGAAGGTGCGATGCGTGGTTCCACCATCGACATTCCGATCAGCAACACCTTTACCGCCACCGACGTTGCCCCGTCCATGACCCCCGCTTCGGCTCAGGACAGCACCCCCGGCCTCGTGCAGATCGCCCTTGACCAGTGGAAGGAAGTTCCCTTCTTCATCACTGACAAGCAGCGTATGGAAATCATGGAGAGCGAATCCTTCCTCCCCATGAACGTCTCCGAGACTGTTCGTGCCCTAGCCAACTCCATGGACGGCTATATCCACAGCCAGTATGTGGACGTGTATGGCTACGTGGGCGTTGCTGGTCAGACCCCGTTCAGCACCATTGCTGACGTGGTGAATGCTCGTGCGGCTCTAAACCGCCAGCTTTCCCCCATGGGCAACCGCCGCATGGTCCTGAACCCGGATGCCGAGGCTCAGCTACTTCAGATTCCTGCTATGTCCGATCTGGAAAAGACCGGCGATCAGGAAGTGAAGATCGAGGGTATGCTTGGCCGCAAGTTCGGCTTCGACTTCTTCCAGTCCACCAACGTCGTGACCCACGTCGCTGGCACCGCTGCAAGCATCACTGTGGCTTCCACCACGGCCCTTGGCGCTACCTCACTGGATATCATCGCCTCCGTGGCAGGCACCCTGCGCCGTGGCGACGTGTTCAGCATCGCTGGCAACACCCAGACCTACGTGGTGACTTCGGCTAACGCTACCTACACCAGCACCAAGACTGCTATCTCTATCAGCCCTCCGCTGGTGGCGATTGCGTCTAGCGGCTCTGACGTGGCCAAGCGCGCTTCGCATGTGGTCAACCTTGCCTTCCAGCGCGAAGCCTTTGCCTTCGTGAACCGTCCGCTGGCTGGTGTCGGTTCTGGCCCGGAACTCGGCTCGATCATCTCGCAGATGACCGATCCGGTGTCTGGCCTGACCATGCGTATGGAAGTGACCCGTCACAACAAGCAAGAGCGCTTCGCTGTGGACGTGCTATACGGCGCCAAGGCAGTTCGTCCTGCCCTCGCCGTCCGCGTCGCTGGCTAAAGCCAAGCGGCCTAATACAAGAAAGCCGGGCAGAAATGCCCGGCTTTTTTTTTGTTGGTAGAGGCGGTGGGATTTGAACCCACAATGCCGTGAGGCCACCAGATTTTGAGTCTGACGCGTATGCCAGTTCCGCCACGCCTCCTTAAAGGCATTCGTATCCCGTTTCGGTGGTATAGAACACCCGCTTTACCCCGAAGTCAGCAATGCACTTAGCGCAACCCATGCAGGGTTTAGCATTGCCCAAAATAAATTGCTCTCGTTTCGTGCTAGAATATTTGACCCGGCATACATATAGGTCCGCTTTTTTCAAGCTGTCTACGTCCACAACACGCAAAGCATTGAAAATGGCGTTTGTCTCTGCGTGCCAAAAAAGAGATTCAGGGTTTTTCCCAAATTTGGCTTGGAACGGATGCGTCCGCATCTGGTTAGCACCAAACGATATAATCTCTTTGCCACGCACGATAGCTGCCGTCATGCGTGAACTTTTAATCGGAGCTACGTCTACCGCAAGCACACGCAACGTATTAAAAATATTCTCGTGCATTTTTTTTGTGCCTTTAGTTTTGGTGTAAGCGGCAGGACTCGAACCTGCACCCAGCCTGTTATGAGCAGGCCGCTCTACCAAATTAAGCTACGCTTACTCTTCATCATCCTCGTCGTCGTCTTCATGCTCGCCGTTCAACACAGCCATCTTGGCTTGTTCAAAAGCAAACACAAGCTCCATGTTGCTGATACCCCCCGCAAAGCACATACCCATGTCGCCGTCATTGTCGAAAAAGACAATGGCGGCCTTGGCAACGCCAATCTCAGCAAGGCGCTCTGCCTGCGCCATCAACTGCGACCTAGCGACTTCCTGCTTCTTGCGGGTCATATGTTATCCTCTCAGCGCGGCTTGTAGCCGCAGTCCCAAAGATAAGAGTCAATCTTATCCAGCGCATTCTTGGTGAATGCCTTGGAGTCAGAAAAGTCATTTACAAACGACAGGTCAAATTGCATTTTATTCAAGTTGCCTTCGCTTCGCGGCTTCTTGGCAAAGACTTTCCTCCACCAAGGCATATTGGCCTGTGGGTCTACATCTGGCCGAGTGACCTTAACCATAAGGCCCGCCGAGAACATTTGCACCATATAATATTCGTTCTCAAACCGAATATCATCAATGACGACTGGAACGCCTGCGGCAATAGACGTGTGGATTTTGGAAGAAGCTACTTCCACCCAAAAGTCTTCACCCATGCAATCGCGCGCCCACTGCGTCCCTAGCGTCTGCATAGCGTAGCGCGGCGTGTGGCCTGAGAGCCAAGGTGAGGCTTCCCCCTTGGAAGAACCCTCAATGCGCCGAGTGATCCCTTCGTCGTCAAGGCCCTGATAAGCCAAAAGAGCCCTCAACATGGCCTTTAGGCCATCAGCCATCTTGATCCGTGTGAAGCCTCGCTCATAGATCAGCGCCTCTGCAAGCGTGCTTTTGCCTGCTTGCATATAGGGGCTATAAAGACCGATGACCGGAATCGGCTTAAACTTTTCCATAGTTTGCTCTCACCCTAACTCGTGGTTTATTTACAGCCACAGCGTCACCCCTAAACCAAGCAACGCCTGCGTCGTCTACTTCGACCAACTCAGGGGGTAATAGCACACCCCCACGCCATGTCAACACTGCAAACCCTGGCCGCGAATAGGAAGGCGCATCTTCAGCATATTCAAAGGCAGCATGGCGCTTGTGGCTCAGGAAGCCGCATTCTACGCCCCACCGACGCCCCCTGTAATCCTCAATGGGTGTCACTGTCAGGGCATGGGTATGCCCTGTCACCATGGTCACGCCAGCCACTACGGCGTTGTTGCGGGCAGCGCCTACGCCTTGGCGATGCTTGTGCTTGATAACCGTGTGCCCGCCAAGGACGTTTGTATTGACGTGTAGGGACCACGACATTTTCCAATTCGGGAAATGATCGTGGAGGCGAAAGCCGCTGATACCCTTATAGTCTGAAGCCGTCAGAGCCAACTTATAATCAAATCGTCGGCAGTGGTTCCCGACCGTATAGAACTTAGGCGTTCCTGGCAGCAAAAGCCCTTCGATATTGGCAAGAACTTCTTGACAGGCTTCAAGTTCTGATTTCACATCAGGCTTGCGCTCCCAACCTAAAGGCGGATGGCGAGAAAGCCCGGCGCCGTCAAAGAGGTCGCCGTTCATCACAAAGAAGTCAGGCCGCAAGGTGGGCAAGAGGGTATAGAGGGCCGCTTCTGCGGCTGTCACCCCGTCCCCAGGCCACTTGTGGCGGTCGCTCACAATGACTGCGGTGCCATCTTCGATAAAGTGGTTTTCGCGCAAAGGGTATGCGGTGTCTCGTTCAGTCAAGTCATCCGTGATAGTGGGCAGCACGTAGCCTAAAGACTCAAGTCGGCTGCGCCTTGCGTGGACGTTGCGGATATGGATGCCAAGAGCTTTAGCCGTTTGGGTAGGAGAAAAACCATTTTCAACCCAAATGCGGGCGAAGTCTTCGGCTGACGTGACTTGCACTCAAAAACCCCTGTTTTACTTCAACATCTCTGCCGCATCAAAAGGCAACGACGCTAATCGCTTCGCCCATCCGCGACCGTGATTAGGCCACGTAGGCATTTTGGTCATTGCGTCAACGCGCATAGCATGGAAGCGTTCTGCCACGCCACTAGAAAACGACGCAGCGATGGTTTTGGGGCCAACCATGCCATCAACAGGCACATTCGCGGCCCCTTGAAGCCACCGAGAAGCAGCACCAACCCCGTTGTTTACTGCTGCATCAAAGACAAGAAGGGCTAAATCTGGCGGCAGTGAAGAACATTTTACCTTGTCCCAATAATCAGTTTGGTAAATATCTTTAGCCTGAGCAAGTGTCAGATTAGCAATGTCGATATGCGGGTATGCCCGCTTGCTAATGCCATACTTGGTTTCACCACCTCTGTCGGCCAAATCATTTACATATCCACCTTCGTGGCCGATCAGAATCTCAAAAGCCTTATCAAATGCTGTCATGTGATTTTAAGAGACTTACCCTCGTTGTAGCGCGATAGCATGATATCAATAATCCGAGGACCGGAATATGACACGGCGATGATGACTGCGAAATTTGGAAATCCGGTCAAAGCAAAATAGTCAGCGATGCCTTTACCAATAACGCCCATGGCAATAGCGAGAGGGACTTCCCAAAGTAGGTTCCAGCCGCTCGGCCTACGGGCTGAGGTAGCAAGGGCTAAAAGGCGACCCAGGATACCCATGGCCCCCGCAACTGCGCCATGCGTCGCCAAATCCCTTACTCCTAGATCATCAATAGGCATGACGCTGCGCTCCTTGTTTGGCGACAAGCAAGGGATGCAGGTATAACCTAAAAGCGCAAGGCCGATCAATACGCGCGGGATTTATTGGTTTTTACGGGCGTTGGCGTCATCGAACACGGCTCCAAACACGTAACTACCTATGACCGCGCCTGACAAGCCGATCAAGGCAAGGACTGTCTGGTGCGTCAAGTTACTATCAGGGCTCCAAACAGTCAACGCCGGGACGGCAAGGGCGCAATACGAAAGAGTGGCATGGATAATGCGGCGCCTACGCTTCCATTCCCCCGGCTTGGCAATCTCATTACTCATGAGCAAGAAGCTCCTTCACACGGATAAGTTTATCTCGGCATTCGGCAGCAACAGAGTTTAGTTCCAAAATCCAGTATGCGAGTTCGGTGTCAGACATGCGCTCAGCGGGTTTGGGAATATCAGGGCACGTGAGGAGGCTTGGGGGGATCGGCTGGCGTAGGAGAGCCTGTGGAGGCCCCGCGCAGGCCGTCAAGAGCAGCCCGCATAGCAGGAGAAGAAACACAGGAGACGGATTGTGGCGCACGGGCAACCCCTTCTCGAATAACAGTCACAGCCTGTTGACGCTCTTGCTGGGTCTTATGATAGGCTTCCAAAGTGATTTGGGATTCTTCCTGCAAGCGCGCTCTTTCTTGAGCGACTTGGACAGAAAGTTCAGCGGCATACTCGCGTCGGATAGCAGGTTCGTGGAGAAACTTGAGCCAAGAATAGCACCCCGCCATGATGCTGAGCGCCACGGTGGGGCCGAGAAAGGCGGGGGCGAGAAAGGCTGAGATCAACGGAGCACCGCTTGTTCAAAAATACTATCTAGGTCAGAGTCTGACATACCAAAGTGCTGTGCCATAGCGGCCACGAACGCATTGCTGCGTTCGATCACGGTCGCGTATTCCCACTCAATTTGCATTTCGGCGCCCGCCCCTTTCACGGCGGCTTCCACTTCAGAAAGAAGGCCGCGCGTCAACAACTCAAGACGCATCTGCCGCGCCGTGACGAGAAGCACTTTAAGCGTAGGATGCTCAACGTATGGCGCGATGGTACCATAGGCGCCGTCTAGCGCGTTTTGGTGGATAACAGGTCCATGTTCTGTCACGTCTTCGGAACTCGCAGTGAATGTGACGCGCGTGCCATCAGGCATGCTCGCTTCCACATCAATCGCGGCGTTGTTCCTAGTGTAGCGAGGAGAAGAAATGTTTGTCAGCACTATGAAATCCTCAACCAAAGTCCGAAATCACCGGAAAAGACAGTGGCGCCCGTATTTGATGCCCCCATCAATTTCCAAGTCCCTGATTTTGTAGGTAAAAGGTTGCCGCCCGCCGTCGTTGCGTCAAGGGACACACCGCCGCCCCCATTATATTGTGCATAAGAGTATGTGCCAACAGCGCCGTGCGTCGTGGCAATGGAGAGCGTGACCACGCCACTTGTGCCCCCGCCCGTCAAGCCTGTGCCTACGCTGACTTGAGTGATAGTGCCTAGATTGCTGGTAAGGTCTGTTCCGTTGACAGAAGGTACCACTTTGAAATCAGCTTTACGAGTAGAACGCGTGACTTCAAACACGTCGCCTAACGATACTCCCGCATCACTGAATGCTCGCAAGGCAAAGTTACTACCCGCGTTTGATCCCGACTCTGCTGCATTGGTAACTACAGCTTGGAACCGCGTGGTCGCGCCAGTTGCAAAATAAACGCTGCGTTCTGTCGCTGAACTACCATATACATTCAAGTATGCCGCAACGGACAAAGCCCCCGACATAGCATCGCCTGTTCTATCCACCGCTCCTACGTTTGCGGCTGTAAGCGATGCCCAAGTGGGCGCAGAAGTAGACCCGTTCGTGCGGAGGACTTGCCCGCTCGTGCCATGACTATTATTAAATAAGGCGGCACCTGTTTCGTTAAATTCAAGTCGGCTAGAACCGTTTGTGGCGAGCGCCACACGGTTCGCCCCTGGAAAGAACAGGCCGGTATCGCGATCCGTGACCGGGGACACAACCGTTGTGCTTTGGGAACCGCCACTTGCAAAAGCAACAAATGTAGAAACATACATCACACCGTCACTGTCATACATGACGAAGCGAGAAGCTGAAGGGGCGAAGAAAATAAATTTTGTGCCAGAGGACCAACTGACAGCCGAAGTGCCCCCCGTATTGTTGCGGACAATAAGTGTTCGACTTACGGTTGGCGTAGCCGCAGAGGTATAAGTGCCTTCGCCTATTTCAAAAAGCGAGGGGTTGGTGAGGCTATCTACAACTACGTAAGAAACACGAGAGCCGGAAACCACACCAGCTAAGGCAGGCGTCAGATACCCCGAAACCGCTGCCCCTAGATCATAAGTTCCCGTGCCCGCAGTGCTCGTTGCGACAAGAACTCGATCACCAACATTAACAGGGACGCCCATTAGTTATCTTCCTCAATCTGAAAATCGGTTGTCCACAAATCTTCCAATTCTCGATTTACCACAGGCACGTCCGAAAATTGACCAAATAACCCTTCGCCAAGATAGTCTTCTTCACGAGCAAAAAAGACTTGGCCTGTCGTTCCTACTTCACTTGAAGCTGTAATGATACTTGAGGCTTCGCTCTCAGTCAAAATAGGGAAAGCAATCCGCTCTACGCGGTAAGGCAAACCTCGCGTGGCATAACGGACGCCGGTCAGCCCTGCCCTGCTTGAAAGGCCAGGATCACGGAAAGAGCGAGCATGGCCATAAGCGTAAGAGTCAGTAGTTACTAGGCCGTCGCCAACCCACAGTCTGCCAAGCTGCAAATAAGTGCTGCTCACTGTGCCTACAAATGTCAAGCGCACATACCGCGCTGTGATGCCTGTTGCAGACCGCCAACCCCACACACCCCAAGGGTTAAGAGTGAAACTGGCCGCAGTAAGGTTAAGAGCGTCTGTGCCGCTTTGGCTAGAGACGCTGGCAGTAATAGCAACGGTAGCGCCAGTAGGGGGGAGTAGACCGTCGCGCGGTGCCGCAAAAGCAATGATTTTGGCTGCCCTGCTAGTCCCAAAATCAAGGTCAATAACGACGTTGGTAACGTTATTCCATGTGCCACTACGCCAATAGTTCTGCACCTGTGGCGTGAGCATACCGCGCGGCCCAAGCCCTGTGGCTTCGCTGGAAACAGTCAGCGAAGCGCCGCTTTGCTCCGCCCAATTTTTCCATGAGAGAACCGCGCCCATTAACCCCACAACTCCAACTCAGCGTAGTCGCCTCTAGCAGAGATACCGCGCACAATAAAAGCCTTTCCGTTTGCCAACGTAGGGATGCCGGGCCACCTTAGCGTAACTGTCGTGCCTATTGGAATAGTCCACCAATTAAGGCCCCCCGCCCTAGGACCAACACGTGCGGACCATGTGCGGCGGGGCACTTTGTATATTTCTAGCAAAGACTGCGCCAAAGTAGAGGCGGCGGTCTGGGATTCCAAAACCCCTGGTAATTCAGGACCATCAACCGCCAAGGGATACCTGGTTCTAACCGTAATATCAGAAGCAACAGCGAAGCGGCGTTTCTTCCCATAATACTCTTGTATATGGGTAGAAGCTGCTGCGGCTATATCCCCGCCTTCCTGCGTCGTCTCAATTTCTTGATACGACACCTTTACCCGCCACCAAGGGGGCATAGAACCTGATGTTTCTTCTGGTGCGCTGATTTGCATATACGGCTCGATAGCGATAGTAGAAGTGGTGGCGACAGGAGCGTAGATTATGCTGCCTTCAAACTGACCAAGCGTATTAGCGCCCCACCATGCGGAACCAAGGCCTGCGGCCAGTTGGTTCATAGCATCTTCGACTGTGCCTTCCCGAACGATGATGCCTACCTCTTCTTGAGGCCATGCCGTAAACGAGGAAGCAGTCGCACTCGCCACCCCGCCGATCACTCGCAAGATTTGCGCGGCGACGTGGCTGGCAGTAGAGACGTAACCTCCGTCTTTTTCTCCACGCACGTCCGAAGTTAAGAATACAGGGTCGTCGTGGAGTTTGATAAATCCGCCGCCTTTATATGAAGCATATTTGCCAGATCCGGGGTTCTCCGCGACCAAGGAGGCGTATGAGCTTGCATCCGCGTGTAATATTAGATTGAGGCCGCCATCTCGCACCGCTACAATTTGTTGAACCGCTCCGTCATGTAGTTGATATATTCGATTTACGTCATCTATCAGAACGGGCTGCATATTTCGCACAAAGCCAAAAATACGCGGCTTAGCCACGCCTTCGAGGCCTGTGCTTCCCTCTGTCCCGCCCGCCCCCGTGTAAAGGGTATTGGCAGTGGTCTGTAAGTCAGCAGCAGCCGAACGCAGCGGCATACGCAGGGTGTCAGTGCCCTCAAAGGCTTCTGAGGCGCGAAGGGAGGCGACCTCTACCCAAGTGGACCGTGGGGCGTGTGTGGGGCGCCTGTGGGGCGCCCTGGTTAGCTTGACCCGGCGCCCCGCCACCGCCCATTCGCCTGCAATGGTATCTAGCGCGCCATCCGTGTTCGAGAAACGCAGTTCGCCCGATTCGATTTGAGCGCGCCTGCCTTCTCCGGGGTAGACAGGGATGAAGCGTTCGACCGCAGGGGGTTCGAGCATACGGGGTGGATAGACGGCAATGGTGCCGGTGTCACCGGGTTCCTGCACCCAGCCACGATCAGAAGCCACGATAGTAGGCGCTGTGGCGACTGAAGAACCTCGTGTGTCTATCGCTGCCATAGGGGCACCGGAGGGCATAAATAAAGGGGGTGGACGAGGATCGCCAACGCCTTCAGGATCAGGGTTGATCTCAATAAGCCAAACAGACTCTTCAATCGCGGCGCTAGCCGCCGTAATAGTTACGCTCATTGCGCCCTCAGACGAGCCGTGCGGAGTTCTTCACGAAGCCCTCCCACCTGTACTCGAAGTTCGGCAATGGCTTCAACTAACCCTGTGCTTTCTTTGCTATCCGAATCCGCCGTAACCTCACGGAGCGAGACAATCTCATCGCGGACTGCGCGTAATTCAGAGACAACGGCGTGGTTATCGGAACCATTAACCTCAACGCCAAGGCGCCCATCGGAACCACGGCGCAAGGGCATAATGGCTTCGGGGCCTGCTTCGCCAAAGAGGGCCATAGGCGCAAGCGTGGGACTATTCACGTAGTCAGGGATGCCGCCGTTGGCGTAGGCCATGACGCGGCCATATTTCATGACGGCGCCTAGTGCGGCAGGCATCGCGCCCTGTGATTCTATGCTTCCACCGAAACTACCGCTCGAATTGGAATCTGGACCCGTATAATCCCCAAAACCTACGCTTCCTGAAGAAATTGATACGTTTTGGTTTGCCTGTTCCACCGCAGCTTGGATCGCCTCTGCAATTGGCAGCAATTCAGCCAACTTACTATCAAACCGCTTGGTGTATTCCGCAGTTTCGGCAATCGCGGCGTTGGTGCGTAGGTTGGTCATTTCAGCGACCAAGGGCACGCTCGCCAAGTCAGGAAGGCTCTGCTGCGAGATAGGCGTTGTCGAAAGAGATTCTAGGCCCGAGACAACACGGCCACGGATGTCGTGGAATCCGCCTGTAGAGGCATATACTTCGCGAGCTAGATTGAGGAGCGTGTCTGCCGATTGCGTGATGCGGTTGAGCGCATCCACGTTGCCCGTTTGGGCCTCCGCCAAGTCGCGGGTAAATAGTTCTTGTGCGGCGCCCAAGCGCCCCATGGTAGTTGTGCCTGACAGCGGGCTGCTGGTGCGAAGCGAATCAAGATAATCGCGGATATTCTTATTAGAATCCTTCAGAATCTTAACTCGTTCTGCGGCCTGTGTCCTTTCAAGTTCAACAAGCAGTCGAGACTTTTCTCCCGCCGTGATCCCTAGCGCGTCAAGCGAGGCGGTGAAGGATTCAATTTCCTTCTGAGTCTTATAAGCAAGCTCGATGCGCTGCGCCTCTTGGTCCATGCCTTCCGCCATGAGACGGCGCACGTGCATTTCAAGGGCGGTGTCACGGATAGTCAGGCTGCGTTGTTCTTCCAGCTTGGCGATTTGCTTGTCTCGTGCAGCCAAAAGTTCTTCTTCGCCAATGCCATACTCACGGGCTTTGGCTGTGGCTTGCGCGAAGGAGTCAATCAGCGCGTCCATCTGCTTCTTGAACTCAGGCACGGGGTCCGCAGTCAGGCCCTTAATGGTGTCTTGTAGGGCGATAAAGCCGTCCACAAACTCTTGCAGCTTTTCAGGACCGGCAAAGGAACGAGTTGAAAGCGCCTTATTCAATTCTTCGTTGGCCGTAGCCGCAAACTTTAGAGAACCGAGAGCTTCGTTGAAACTTGCCGCTTCGCCGTAGCCAAGGTTGCCCATGCCATATTTGTTGCCACCCACAGAGCGGGCGCCGGATACCGTGAGGCCACGTTGCTTTAGATAGGCGTTGATAGCCGGTATCTTAGCGTTTGCTTCTTCAAACTGAGCGCGACCTTGTTCATTGTAATATATGCCCTTCATGGCAAGTTGACCGTCCTGTGACTCCAGGCCGTAACTAAAGCCGTTGCTGGAAGGCTTGGGACCGAAGAGGCCGCCTAGACCGCCGCCCGCTGCGCCGCCAATGAGGCCGCCAAGCAAAGTGCCAACGCCGGGGAAGATGCTGCCAAGGATAGCGCCCGCACCAGCGCCAAGGCCGCTTCCCACCATACCGCCAGTCTGATTGCCGCCCAACAAGGAGTTAACGAACATGCCTGCGCCAAAACCTGCGCCCGCGCCACCAAGCAAACTACCAAGGGAGGCCCCTGATCCACCGAATAAACCGAGGCCCCCCGCTGCTTCAAGTTGCGCTAATGATGCAGGCCCATAGGCGCCCCCCATTGCGCCTAACGCAGAACTGGTAGAAGTGCCGATCCCTGGTATGATTGTAGAACTTAACAACCCACCAGAGCCAGTCAACCCCAACGAACCAAAAATACCTTCCTTCGGGATAAGCGAAGATAGGCCCAACATCTGCATGATGCCGCCACCGCCACCCGCCGCAGCCCCCGCTGCCGCAGCGCCACCACCACCCATGACTGATAGGCCCAATCCCAAAGTCGGGAGCATGGTGCCAGAGAAGATCGAATTGATGATCGGGTTTACGACGCCAAGGCGTAGGATAGATTGGACAATGGACGACATGACGCCACGGATGACGTTGCCAAAGTTAAGAGCGCGGATTTCACCCTTAGCAAAGGCTTCTGTAATGGCGTCGCCAACTTGCTCAAAGGCGCGAACGCCGATGTTGGCCATCTCTTTATAAGAGTTATCGAGTTGGTCAGTTTCTTGACGAATACGGACAATTTTACGGGCTTGGTCTTCTGCTGCTAATATAACGTCAGGAGCGCGGCCTTCAGCTTGCTGGCGAGCGCGGAAAGCGGCAAGCTCCTGCTCTCGCAGATTTATGTTCATTCCGATAAGGCTTCGCTCTTTTTCAAGTAGAGCGATTTCTTGCTCGCGCTGTTTGGTGTTGGCTTTTACCGCCTCGGTGTCTTTTTCTTGATCTGACCTTTGGCGCATCAGAGGCAAGATGGCCGCAAGTGCTTTTCTATATTCTTCGGAACCCTTGGTGCCGTAATCAAGCGCCTTGGTCTGCGCCTTGATCTGCACTTCCATATCGTCGCCAGCAAGCGTGCTTTGCTTGTAGGCTTCTAGGAGTCCTTGGTGCGTTGCTATTTCGATTTCTAGCGTTTCGGTGTATTTACGTAGGCTTTTTTCTGTGCCAGTTATCTTTTTGTCATTTTTGGCGAGTGCTTCGTCGTAATCTTTTAAGACACGAGCAGCATCTTGATCCCCCGCGTTTGCCCGAACTCTTACCGAAGCCAAAAAAGCGGTGGTGTCCGTAAGAGCCCTCGCGCTTCCCGTAACCTGCCGATATGCGTCTTGGAGGACTTTTAGACCTGCGTTTTGGTCCTGTATCGCCCGTACGCTTTTATAATCTCGAAAATTAAACACAGGCCCTTGAATTGGTTCAGAAGGAGGAGGCGACGGAATACTGCCACCGCTCTCCAAGCCAGCCGCCTCTGCGCGCATTGCTGCCACTTGGCCCCTGGCGGTAATAATTGCGTTGGTCAATCCCGCAAACTGTTGGATTCCTTTTATAAGGCTTGTAGCGCTAAAATTTTCCGGGTTTGAGAGCAACGTGATAAGTTGGTTCGCGGGAGTAATCGCGCCTGAAAAACCACTAGTAAGTTTTTTTAGTTCATTAGAATATTCAACAAGGGTAATATTTGAGGTCAAGAAACTTTCGTTCAATTGAGCAAAAGTCTCAAGCGCCGCAGGGTCTATAGAAAGTTTGCTATAAATTGCATTTATCTGATTAGCAAAATTTGTCTGGAAATTATTTGTCAGACGCTCATAAGCAGCGTTTTCACTATCCTCCATCTTTTTAATTTCTTTTTCACGCTCGGCAGCGTTCGCTCTAAGCGCCTTGCCCAAAGCAACAGAAGCTGCAAATCCCATTTTCTCATAGGCTGCCGCAAGTTGTTCTAGATCGCTTTTAGCAGAGGAAGCCATATTGTTGACACTGCTTGCAACCGCGTTATTAGCTGCCTCCACTTGGCTCTTGAGACGAGTATAGGTTTGCTCAAACGATTTAATATCCTGGTCGAAAAGTGCGAACTCCCGCTCTGGCGACCGGAATACATACGCGATAGCCACGCCAACCGCTGCGACCGCTGCCGCAACCGCGAGCCACTTAGAAGCAAGACCGATCAAAAGTCGCGTTGCGCCAACAAGTGCGAAACCAGAAAGCGCGCCAACAAGGAGGTCTACGTTGTTTGCCAAGAGCAAAGTCGCTTTGGCTAGTTCTTCTACAATCCCGCTCTCTCGCGCGGTTTTAATAAGTTCTCTAAATTGGTCGGTTGCGGAAATGATGGCTTGATCGAACCCTCCTTCCTTGAAAACCATATTTACACGAGTCAATTCAGTTCCGAGTCGCCCGAATGCGGCTTGGACAGATTGCGACGTTCTTCCGAGTGTGTCAGCACCACCAGACAGAAGATAAATTTGACGAACAAACTCAGTGCCGTAGCGGGCTACGTCGATTGAACCTTCTTCAAACCGCTTATTAAGGTCGCTTGTCTTTCCGTCTACCTTTGTGACCGCGCGCTCAAGTGCTGCCATAGCCACAGGAAGTCGGTCGCCCATCTGAAGACGAACTTCTTCTGCCATGAACTTGCCCTTAGACATGGACTGTTCAAGAGCGCGGATGACGCCCATCGTATCGGCGGAAGATAGGCCAAAGTTACGAGCGGCAGAAGTTAGGTTCGAGAAAACTTCTTGAGTTTGACCGCCTGTAAATCCCGCCCCTTTCATCGCCAACGACAGCCGGGCAAAAGAGTTACCTACTTCACCAACAGCAAAGCCGACTCGGTCTGCTTCAGACATTAAGAAGTTTAGATTACGTTGGAAGTCCAGACTGCCGTTGGAAACAGTTTTAAGGCTATTGATAAACTTGTCAATTTCAAGACCCGCTTGAATGATTTCACGTAGACCAAGCGCACCAGACAGGGCGCTCAGTGCCGCAGTCGTACTAAAAACAACACGACTAAAACCACCCATAGACGCATTAGCAGCGCCAAAGGCGGCAGAAATTGTGCGGGCATTGTCACTGATACGAGGCAGAAGGCCCCCTAGTTTAGCGATGCTCCCGCTTGCCGCTTGCGTCGCACGATCAAACTCTCCTTTTGCCCTTGCAGCTTCAAGAGAATTGACGCCATATTTTTTAAGAACACCCGAATATCTATCTAGAGCCTGTAGCGATTGAGATGATATCCCAGATGCGATATCTACAGGCAACTGCCGTCCTGCGCGTCCTACAATACCCGCAATGCGACTTTGTGCCTGTTGCATGACCCGCTCAAGAGCAAGCGTGTCTTTGATTTCTTGTTGCCGCGCCTTCTCCGCCGATTTAGAAGCTCTTTCAGCAGATTTAGTTGCGGCGTCTTGCTCTCTTTCGCTTTTCCGTCTTTCTGCATTTCGTTGATTCTCAAGTCTAACTACAGCCTCAATACCTGTCTTAGTCTGCTCAATCGCTTGATTGTAGCGGCGCGTTGCCCGGTCTATCTGGATTGTAGTCGCGTTGACGTTGCTTGCCACGCGGTTATACTGCTCAAAAGCACGATTGACGCGGTTCATAGTATCCGCGCGCATACCTTCTGACAAAGCGTGTTTATTAACTAGACGGGTAATTTGTTCATACTTCTTAGCGCCGTCCTCAAGGCGCTTTTCCATTTTTGCAAACGCGCTCTCGCTCTTTGAAGCCCACTTTTCAAGCGACTGCGAGGACTGAGACTGTTTTGCAGACGCCGCGCCGATATTGCTTACAGACTTCTCTACCTTAGCCGCAGTCGCAGCAAGCGCGTCAAGCGCCTTTACTGCGGCGCTGACCGACTTGGTATCGACTTTGACTGTAAGATTAGCAACTGAATCCGACAACCCTACCCCCGTCTAGTCGATCTCTTTGGCGCAGGCATCTGTTCAGATTTCTTTGACGCATCTTTAGCGGCCCTGGCGGCTTTGGCGAGGTCGGCTTGGGCTTCAAGAAATGCGGTGTCAATTACTTTTATAGCGCGTATCTCATGCGGAAGCAATACGCGGCCTGATAGGCGGATATAGGCCTCTATTTCTAAATAAGTGATCGGGTTTGACGAGAACCCATTTGACCCACGGGTTGATTGTAGGTCAACGAAACTCCCCCACGCAAAAGTAAATTCTTCTGGCATGGGTGGCAAGTCTAGCCGCGCCTCAATCTCAAGCCTCTGCTGCTTTGAGGCGCTATCCGTTCTGCGACTAACCGCAGATAGGGCGCGAGTGAGGCTATCCGCCTCACTCGACCCGTCTTCTTTCTTCAGATTAAGCGCGAAATAACGTTCCGCGTGTTCTTTGAGAAAAGTTAAGCTATCTTCAAAGAAACGTGGCGCGGTCGTCAAGCGCCTCGCTGACCTGCTCCTTGATCCACGAGAAGCGAAGGTCCGAGTAGATCGTGCGCGCAGTCGTATCGTTCAGCGGCGCGTTCAGCGGGCTACCATCGAGTCCTACCAGATACCAGTCCTTCGTGGCGGCAACAAGTGCCTCAGCACGCTCAGCCTCAAGCTCGTCAGCGGTCATGGTGACGCGCCCACGCATCTTCAGACGCTTGTTGAGTGCTGCCTTCTGCACCTTCTGCACTTCGGGGCTGTCAAGGCTGACCACGGAAATGAAGGCTTCCTTACCCGCAGCGTCGCGCAAAGGCTGGCGCGTCTTTGGGTGTAGGATGGTGATAGGGACGGCGTTGGAAACATCGACGGCGAGGGCGTCTAGTGACATGAGAAGCGAGACCTCCTGGGTCTTTTCAAGGTGGGACCAAAAGTGTTTTGGCAAAGGAACAACGCCAAGTCAAGCGCAAACGTATTTTAAGTCGTAAGAGCGCGTAATTCACTGTCAGAGTAAAAGTAGTTTGAGAGCGTAGCTGAGCGCGCCCAGCCTATGGTGTGGTTGAAGTTGCCCCAAGGAGCGCTTAACACTGCTACGATTGTCATAGCAGCATAGCCTGCGCGTGCAAACGTAGATGCGGTAAGTGCTGCTCCGTTTATTGAATATCGGGCACCTGCATAATTGATTGAGGCGCCTATTTTATTGGTGGTGAAAGCGGGGCGTAGTTGAGCGGATATGTCGACGCCTGTGTTGTCAGATGTATTTACAATATAGGTAAAGGAAGGAGCAAAGTAAGATACATTGCTAAAAGAGCCCCCAGATGTCCCACCGAATACAGGGGAGCCGCCTTGCGAGTTGCTTGCAGACAAAAATTCAACCGAATACGTATATCCGTTGGGTGATTGGAACCAAGGTGCATTTGCACTTAGACTATAAGTTAAGCGGTCAGCAGCGCGAGTGACTGTTGCTCCTGAAGTCTTGATCGGGCTGGTGATCGTATTGCCTAGTTCTAGTTGTGGTAGGCCAAAACGCAACGTAAAGTCCCATGCTGTTGCTGATGGATTTATAACAAAACGCATTTGCTCGTTTGTTGTTCCTGCGTTTATATTTGTTCTTGATACAGTAACCCGCTGCGTTCGGAGCGCGGCGCCAGTTACTGTGCTTCTTATATCGACCGTAGTTTGAGAAACACCGGGGAACTCATAAACTCTCGGACCTATTGTCCCTAAACCTGTAAAAGAACCCGCGACTAATTTTAGAAAAACGGAGCCCACCCACACCTGCCCGTTTGCCGCAGAAGCATGAGTCCCTCCGTCTAGGACTAATTCAAATGCAGATTCTCCGCCGTTTCCCGCCCACCTTATATCAATATATTCGATACCGTCTTCTGTTCCGGTCCCCACGATTTGCCGAGTTACGCTTGAAGTTGTGCCTCCGCTCCAAGTCGTAGGTAGTGTCCCCGGCGTTCCTGCCACGGTGGCGCTAGCAATATTGTTGCGAACCCAATTTGTGCGGGAGGGTTCTAACGCCAAGCCTCGCAACGCCAAACCATTTGGGTCACAGTCTACCCGCGCAACATCCGCACTCGCAACAGTCAAAACACCTGAACTATTGAAATACGTAGCGTTGCTGGCGCGGCTGTAGGTCCATCCTGAAGGCACGCCAGTTAGAAAACTAAAAGTCTGCGTCCTAGGGACTAAGTTGCTTGCTTGGATATAAATAGGCGCCGTGCCCTGTTGCGGATTTGCCGGAAGTGGTGTCAACGCCACAAATGGAAGTGAGACAGTAATCCCGCTATCCGAAGAAGTATCTACTTCCCCACCAGAATATTTTAGACGTGGAATGACGATGCTTATGAATTTTGTATCCGCGTCTAGGGCCTGTGTATTCTGCAATTGCAGTATAAGTTTGGATTCTGTCTCTTGAATAAACTTATCGAAAGCGGATGAACTTGAAAAAAGAACGCTAATCTGCCCCGTTACTTCTACAAATCGTCCGAAGAAGATATTAGATACAGTTTCGGAGCCCACCGTCTGCGGCGCCAACATGCTGTTGTTGATCGAAATTTCAGCCGCAGTAACCACGCCAAGGACATTGCTGCCTTCAAAAAGTGTGCCATTTATGGCGGTGTAAGGCGTTGTTTGTTCGGTATCGGGTGGTGGATAGTTTTCGGTGATACGAAAATCACCGCTCTCACCTACCCTTATATCCCCGCTTTCTGTAACGCGGATTCCCGCGTATATGGCGCTTGTAGAGGAAAAAGAAGAAGCGTCTCGGCCTATGAGATTAAAAGAAAGAGTAGCGAGGCCAGAAGCGGGCACAGAGAACGTGGTTTGATTAACTCGGATACCCCTGAACTGCTGGTAGAGATTGAGGTCTGAAAGCCAACGTTCAATAGTAAAGGAATGATACGTGCCTTCAAGAGATGCCTTGCGCCCTACTTCATATACGCGATTGACAGCCACACTCGAAGAAGTAAATGTAAGGGTTCCGGGCTCCACTTTGATTGTCGAAGAAGAAACGCTGACTGCGGTAAGGTAGACGCCTGTTATACCTGCCACTGGTCCGTTTGGGGAGGTAAGATAGAAAATCTCGCCTTCTCTGAAACCGTTAGATATCAGGTTATATCCCGCAGTGGCGCAAGTGATGCGGTTGTTCGTTGCATCAACACTCGCCGTAAACGCACTCGCAATAGGGGCAGCAGTTGCCCATGTTCCGCCTATGGCCGCTTCAAGCAGATCGTCCCAAGACTGCTCTGAAATTTCGCCTAAAATGTCACCAGATACACTTTTATATCCGTGAAATAAATTTTGCCGCACGCGAGATGAGAGCCGTGCGTCCGGTTGCCTGATTTCTTTTTGAAGGTTGACGTTAAGATTTATATCGCGGATACGCTTAAACGGTTGGCCTACAGGCGTAGAGCCAAAGACGCTTTCCGCGACATAACTGTATTCGGCAAGCGAGCCTGTTGCGATACTACCGCTCATCGCCTCGCTTTTTCACCCCATCACTGAATAAGTTAAAACCAAAGCCTGCGTGGGTTTTGCGGGGAGACTTCCGAAGCCGCAAATACAGGGTTCATCTCGTTCTTCCAAGCCATGTTAACATGATATCCTGGCAGAACAATAGGGGGGCCATCTTCGCTCTCTTGGTCGATTAGAGTGCCGATGTCGTCAATAGCGTCGCCTTCATTCGGGCAAGGGACGCCTTCATAGAATTGAAAACCTGCGTCGAGGCATGTTTGAAGAAAAGCATCTCTATCGTCAAAGCGATGGAAAGAGTAGATATATTTACTCATGTGACTAGCGCTTTCAACTCTGCGTCTGAATAATAGTAGTTGCTAAGGGCGGCGCTACGTGCCCATCCTGCTGCGAAATTTGCGGCTAACCAAGGTGAACTTAACACAGCGAAAGTCGTCATCAAAGGATATCCCTGGTTGGGTACGAGGCGAGTATTGTTGTTAAGGCCGAATCTAGCACCGCTGTAATTTATAGAAACAGCCGCTCTATTTATTTGAAGTTCAGTATTGAGCGATAAAGAGGCGCCTACGCCATTTGTGTTCACTCTATAGTTGAACGCACTTGTGAGATAACTCGTATTGTCGAACGATCCCGCCGCCATTCCAAAGAATACGGCGCCCCCTTGTGAATTGCTAGGCGATATAAAATCAAGAGAGTATGTATATCCGCTTGACGATTGAAACCAAGGCGCGTTGGCAGCGAGGTCGTATGTCAAACGATCAGCGGCGCGGGTTACAGTGGCGCCTGAAGTTCTAATAGGGCTTGTAGCGAACGAGCCCAATTCAAGTTGTGGAAGACCGACGCGAAGCGTGAAGTCAGCCACGCCGCTCGTTGTAATACGGGTAAGATTGCCGACAGATGTCGTAGTGCCGAGAACCCGTGCGTGAGTGACACGCTGAGTTCTAAGTGCGGCATTAGTAGGGGTGAAAGCAGTAAAAGACGAGCCGCTGCTGTCCGTCACGCTAATCCGCATTTCAGATACGTTAGTAAGAGAACCACCTGCTAATTTGAAATAAGAGGCTGTTGTCCAGCTTTCTCCTGTAGATGCAGTAGTTGTATAGCCCCCCATCATGCTTATATCTATTATAGCGGCGCCAGAAGTTGTGAATCGGTAGTCAATAAACTCTATACCATCCTCTGTTCCTATAGAAACGATTGTTTTAAGGGTGACGTTACCGCCCGCGCCCGTAGTTGACCATCCTGTGGATGGGTCAGTGCCAGGAGTGCCTGCGACTGCGCCCACCATTGTATTGTTTCTGATAGAATTTACCCGGCTTGGTTCACAGAGCAGACCTCGCACCGCCAACCCACTTGGGTCGTAATCAACTCGCGCCACACCCGCACTCGCAACAGTCAGAACACCTGTGCTGCTGAAATAGGTGGCGTTACTAGCGCGGCTGAAGGTCCAGCCAGAAGGCACGCCAGACAAAAAATTGAACACCTCAGTCCGAGGGACAACGTTGCTTGCTTGAATGAAAAGGGAAGTAGAACCCTGCGCTGGATTAATTGATAGAGGGGCCAAGGCAATAAACGGCAAAGTCAGTGTCACACCGCCTTCTACACCGTCGTCAATATCGCCCCCGGAGTATTTGATACGCGGCAGAACGAGGTTGATGAATTGCGTGTCTTGGTCAAGCACGTCTTTATTTTGTAGGCGGATAACCAAACTAGATTCAACTTGGTCTACGAACTTATTAAGTGCGCTTGCATCAGAGAAAAGAACCGTGATGGTCCCGGTCACGTCCGCGTATCTGCCAAACAAGATATCAGGAACGATGTTGGAGCCGACAACTTGAGAAGAAGCCATGTTGTTGTTGAGGGTGATTTCCGCAGCCGTCACGAGGCCTAGAACCTGTCCTCCTTCAAACAACGCGCCATTTACCGCAGCAAAAGGCGTTGTCTGCGGCGCTTCTGAGTAAACTGAGGCAACCGTAGTAGAAGAAAATATGGTTGCGTCTTGCCCTAAAACACCAAAGGTCAAGGAAGCAAGGCCAGAGGCGGGGATAGAAAAAGTGACTTGGTTTATACGGACGCCGCGAAACTGCTGATATAGGTTCCTGTCAGTCAACCAACGCTCGAAGGTGAAAGAGCGGTATGTGTTGCCGATAGAAACTTTACGGCCTACTTCATAAATCCGAGCAACCGAGACAGATGCCGCCGTTGTCGTAATCGTATTTGGCTCAACTTCAATCGTAGAAGCAGTGACACTCAATACTGTGAGGTATTCACCGCTAAAGCCAGAGACGGGACCGGGGTTTGTTACGACAAAAAATACGTCGCCAACCGTAATTCCGCTGGTAAGAAAATCAAAAGAAGAAGTTAGCGAAGTGATCTTATTGGCAGTAGAGTCGATGCTGATATTGAGGGTAGTAGACACAGGGGTAATATTAGCCCAAGTGCCCCCTATAACTGCCTCTAGGAAATCATCCCATGACTGCTCAGATATATCACCGTTCACTTCGCCAGCTACGGAGCGATACCCGTGCCTCGCGTCTTGGCGCATACGGTCTGTTTTACGTTCTTCGGATTGGTAAATTTCTTTTTGTAGGTTTAGTGAAAAGCCAACGTCGCGAACTTTTTTGAAAGCGCGGCCAGTTGGGGTCGAGCCAAAAACGACTTCAGACGTGTATCCGTATTCTACAAGTGATCCAGCCGCAATACTGCCACTCATTTCCTACTCCCCGCATCCCGCCACTAAGCCCTGTCGATGGCAAAGAGTTGCCCCTTTGCCATCGACAAGAACCCCATTAGGCATTACCGCGTTGAATAGAAATAGACGAAGTGCCCTGCGTGACATTGGCAGCGATAGGCTTCAGCGCCACGAAAGGCATGGTCACTGTGATGCCAGTATCAGGGCTGTCATCAACGTCACCGCCGCTATACTTGATACGGGGCAACACGAT